TATTCAGATCTAAAAGGTTATCTTGCATACGGTAAACTATTTCGTAAATGGAAAGATCGTACATATAATAGTAAGCTAATATGCATGAGGAGCTTCTTCGGTTGGCTATATGAAGAGGATATGCTACCTGATAACCCGGCCAAAAAGTTAAAGGAAACCAAAGTTGAACGTCGTATAGGTCCCACCCTTAAAGCCGAACAGCGAGAAGAGGTTCGCTGTGCCTGTAAAAATGAAATGGAATTAGCATTATGCGATTTACTATATTCCTCTGGGATACGGGTATCTGAGCTTTGCCGCTTAAATATCAATGATGTTGATTTTTCCGATATGAAAGCCATTGTATACGGAAAAGGACGTAAGGAAAGAGAGGTATACTTTAACGGTCAAGCCAAGGTTCACTTAGAACGATATCTAAAAAATCGAACTGATAATAACCTAGCTTTATTTGTAACGAATCAAAGACCTCATAACCGTATAAGCAGTAGTACCGTAAGAAATATACTAAAGCGAATCAAGACCAGAGATAATGATCTATCGGCAATCAAATTAACACCTCATGTTTTCCGTCGCACTGTCGGCACAGATATGATTAATAAAGGGGCTCCTCTGGAACTTGTGGCTGAGAAATTGGGTCACGTCCAACTGGACACAACAAAGCAGTGCTATGCTGCTATTGCAAAGGCTACAGTACAGGAAGCTCATAGAAAATATGTACCATAATATTGGTAGAGTGGCTTAAATTTTTAATTAGTTACCCTTTTCTCCTTCAGTAATTGCTGAAGTTATAACTATCATATCACCATAAATTGCTGCTTGTAAAACTTGGTTTTCTTGAAAAATTGTATGAGACATACATACATCATTTAGACTAATTGATTTGCCATCGAAATGAATTAAATTGATTGCTTTCAGACAGTTATTATTACTACTCATGTGGCCTCTCTTTCTGCCACTCTACTTAACTATAATACCATACGACCCTAAAATTGAAAAGTACTTTTAATGGCGGACTCAAGACAAGAGCCCGCCAACATTAATTAAAACGTCCCTATACACTGCACCCCATCATGATTTGAAACATACAGCGCGCACTCCAAATCATGCCCAGCCCTGGGCTCAAAGTAATACCATTTACCGTCTATCTCTTGCCAACCGGTAACCGCATAACCATCTGGATTAAAATAGTACTTGTGGCCATTAATGATCTGCCAGCAAGATTTATGGTAAATGCACTTCGTTTCAGCATACCACCAACCATTTTCATCATGATTCCAGCCAGGAGTATATTCCGTTGGTTTTGTTACCAGAGCTACCTTAAATGCGTCCCAGGTATGCTGGGTATGATTGTAAACATAAGGGTTCGGACAAATCTTCCCAGTCACATCATGGTGCCGGATTACATGATCTGCAGGAACGTTATACTTTGCCATCAGCTCCCTGGTCAGTTCAATGACCGTCTGCACTGTAGCGTCTTCAAAATACCAGTCTCGGCTTGTATCTGCCTTACTGCCTTTATTCCGGACACACATTTCAATACCGATACTATTCGTGTTACGGCATTCAGGATGTACATATTTCTTTGCTCCGCAGTGCCATGCAATGTTCTGATCTTCAACAGACTGCCAAACGGATCCATCAAAGTCAACATAGTAATGAGCCGATGCACTCCGATCGGCTTCAGCGTAATACTTGCAGTTTGCCTGGGCTCCCCCGGTAGCGCCGACATAATGGATCACGATATACTTGATACGGTCCACTGTAGAGTTATTGTGGTTATAGGGTGTAAGTAATTTATTGATCTGCATACTATTTTCCTCCAATCGAAAAAAGAACCCAGGATTTCCCAGGCCCATAAAGTTGTGAAATTACAACCGTTGCGACGGTCGCAACAAATTAATCTTTTAACTCCGGTAGTCCAGCCACCGATGTAAGTACAGAAAGAATCCCGGCCAGTGCCGTTGCTGATCCTACCATGATCCAATCTACCCCAGACATTACCGCTGTAGTCCCAATGGTTGCAATGGCCGTCTGCGCCATTGTCTTAACTGCTCTTACCCCTGCAGCTCTTACCCACTTTAAAATCTTTTCATTGTTCATTTAATTTTCCTCCTCTTTTTCTGTTGGTAATTCCATAATTTCTTCGTAAAGCTTTGTACCAACTCCATTACCTTTCAGGGCATGGTACTGTTTATAAATGTCCTCCATGGATTGTTTAACATAGATTGGACAATACTTTAAATCATCATGATACTTGTTATACACTCTTATAATTTCTGCTCTCAAAAGGGCTCTTACGCCATTACGGCTGGCCATAACCTGTGTATATAAATAAATGATGGCCGGGACAGCTGCTGAACACACCCATCCCGGCCAAGACTCTTTTACATATTCCCAAAAAGTCAACGTTGTCTTATCCTCCTATATTATTTTATAGTGTGGCCGTTCTCCTTCAAACAACCAATATCTAAGCCAATCGTCTAATACTATCCCAGCTGCGCTTACCCAAAACCATAAGAAAGTGAACTCAGGACAAATCTGGCCAAAAATATTACCTGGCATATTACTGTAATCCCAAATGCCCCACCCAAGCCATATATTGACTATACATCCGGTTATAAACTCTAAGCATGTTATTATAACCATACCAATAAGCATCTGCTTCCAGAGTGGCGTACTCCAAGCAATCAACTCATTAATTAACCCTAGGCATATAAAACATACACCGCCCAAAATAAACATGGTCCAGTGGGTATACCCCCGATATAAAATTTCTATAATGCTGTACATAAATCCACCGGACACTAATAAAAATATGTATTTAGCTTGCTGTTTCATCTCTTACTCCTTCCGTCATAGCAGCCTTCTGTATAAGATATGCCTTAAGTACGTCCGATTGGTAAGCCTCGGGAACTTCTACCCCATAGGAAATAGTTTTCAGATCCCCTGCTTGCTCAATCCCGGATATCCAAATATTAAGTGCATTACAATATGTAGTATGGTAAGATACATGCCACATAGCTACCGAAATTATAGTCTGCATATCAGTAGCATCATAGTATCGGCACGGCCTACCGTCTGAATGGTATTCTATTTTTTCTACACCTGCTGAAACCTGGATTTGTTTTCCGAACAAATTGAGCTGATCGTGTTCAGTAAGGGAATAATGTTCTATTGTTCCATCAGCTAATTTAATGTCCACCCCTTCATAAATTGCCTTTTCACATGCTGCAGATATCTCCCTACGTTTTGAAGCCTTTAGTTCCTCCAGAGTTGGGGTATATGGTTCCGGTGGATCCATAGGCCCTGTAGAGGTTTCCACTGGTATATAAACACTTTTATCATTACTTAAATAAACTGTCTTGCCTTCATCACGATAAACTGTATCGTAACCAGTAAGCGTAACTCCTTCAATTCCCCCGGCTGTATACGTAGTAATGTCTCCGTAACTTGCTGGCAATGAGTTAGCAAAAACGATACGCAAAACATGTGTATTAATGGGAAGAATCTCTTGGATATCATAGAATAATTCCTTATCTCCTATTTTAACTTTTTCCATTAAGAACTCCTTTCTTTGTAAAAAAACAGGAGCCTTACGGCTCCTATTAACATGACTATTATTCTCCGACCATACCATCTCCATCTCGGTCATCCATATATTTATACAACCAATGAGTTGAATAGATTGGCATTTTGTATCCAGCTGCTTTTGCTTCGGCTATTGTAACTTTACCATTGCCATTAGTATCTATCTTTTTTAGTTCCTCTTGTTCATTTGCTATAGTGTTACCAGGATTATTGCTACCGCTTGTAACGCTTGTTTGATTTTGTTGTGCAGCATTAGCATTATTTACTTCGTCAGGATTAGTATTATCAAAATCATCTACAACTGCATTTCCTTTTAGAATGTATTCATAATGATAGTGCGATGGAATCTGCGTCGTAGTATCTGGATATGTAATAGTTGCTACAAAGTTTTCGCAACCACCTGCATCACGAATCACTTTCTCCATATACGCTTGATTTCCATGGCGATTCAACGTGCTGTCTTGGGGTGTGATATTATAGGCATTCGAAACTCCACCAAGACTATCAGCTATAACATGTCCTTCATCTAAGTCTGACCTTTCAGTGCCGGGTACTTTTGCCTCATCACTATAATAACGTCCCTCAGAAGTAACTTGTTCTGTGTTTTCATCTTGCAAGGTGATTTTGTCAGCTATTACATACACAAGCTGACTATGCTCATTTGTTAACGCCCAATATGTTCTATGCCCATACCCAACATCTACCGCCACATTAGGTTGCCTTGAACCTGATAAATCTCCACCATCAACTTGAATTCTTTTATATGTAACTCCATTATATTCAATGGATTCATCCCTTGTTGTTACGGCAAAATCACTTTTTGCATAACTATTCGTGTTGTTAGTTATTGCTACAGTAATTATTGCTAATGCTCCGATTATAAACCCTATCGTATTTTTCTTTTTAAACATACATAATTCCCCCTATACAGATTATATAACCATTTTTAATTATAAACTTAAATGGAAAATATTACAATATTTTGTTTATTACCATCTTTTAATAAAGTAGTGATTTAGGTAATTTAGTTTCTAGCGCAGTTGCAATATCCGATTGCAACTCTGTTTTTAAAAAATATGGCGTGTCTATACTGCGCTGGGACCAAAATACATTAAATACTCCATATAAACAAGGCCTATATGGGATTACAAATCAAGGATTTATACTAGATTTCCCAATTTCATCACAATATCGAACACAAGTTGCAACAGGGGGAGGACTCAGCACTATTGCTGTTCGCTCAGGTGGTGTCGATACATGGAGAAGTTGGTCAGCGTTGGCAACAGTGTAAATGATCATTTATGCTATCATCCTCCAGGCAAGCCAGCTTAGGTATCCATAAAAATGATTTCTGTAATATACATTGTTCCTTTTGATATCAAACAGTATTTGAACTCCGTGAAAACTTACTTTGGATAAAATTGGATAAGTGTTGAATGAAAATACGAATACCGCTTCTCCTCCTGTCGCCCCAGAAATGGAAGGACCATTGGTGATATCTAAAACATACGAAAAATAAAATCCGCTAGTTATCGCATTTAAATCTAAATTCTCAGTATAGGATGGAGAAATCATTAATTTGGGAAGTAATGTTTGTGCACCTAAATCACTACTTAACGCCAAATATTTATCCATCAAAACCTTATCATTATGTGCCGAACCTGGAAGATCCGACCGGTCCGTAACACAGTTATTGACTATTTGCCCGGTATGTAACACAAATTTTAATCCAGCTTTCAAATTTGAAAAAAACTTAAATATACTCATCTTAGATACCATGGATGATAAAAATGATGGGAAATCTTTTATTTCATCTACACTTCCAGTATCATCAAACTCTGGTTGTTTGATTTTGTTGTTCTGCTCGTCAAGGTATGCATCGTTATTTATTAGTGTTGAGAACATTGTATTAAATAGGTCAGCATGAGCTCGATCTGTTGTTTCCAGTTTTCTTAATGATTCACTATATTTTTTTTCAACTTCAAAATCTGCCATAAACTCCTCCTTTTAAAATGTATCATCTATTTCAAATACCATCTCTTGATCAGAATCTTTTCCCTTATCTAAGAAAGTCTTTATCGCTATCAAATCTCCATCAGAATCATACAAGGCTATTTCATTTATAAATTTATTGGCCAATTCTCCTTCATCTAATGTGCAAGAATAACGATATATTAATTTAGAAATTTCTTTGCAACTGTCATTAGCTTTTCTAAGTAATTCATTGTTCAAAGCTGTTTGATTTGCAGTTGGAGCAATTATTCCACCGGAAACATTCTTAGCTCCATCCCCAAAAGCCATCCCGACAATAGGTGGTAAGGGTGAAACTCCTGCCCTTGCCTTCAGCATTTTTTCTTTTGCAATATCTGTAACAATACTTTCTGCCATTATTATAAAACCTCCTTAATTTGGTATGCATCCAGCGTTTGGCTGCCATCTAACAAAGCAGAACCATTTAAATGCCATAAATTATGTGAAATAGTTACCACTGGAGAGGATACTCTCTCTGGATTAACCACATCAATCCGATTTGTTGTCCTCGTCTTATAATCTGGCATTTGATTTAGGTCCCCATTCCACCAGCTAAAAACAGGCCGTATACTGCCTCTAACTTTGGCTTTTTCAGTTGTTTTCACTATAAAGGTATTCCGCATAGTCTTTGTATAAAAACGCTCAGGAATTACTACTGAAATACGATTGCATACTAAAAGATTATACATAGGATATATAAATCCTAATTTTATCTCTCCATTTAAAGAGTGTGCCCCATTCAAAAGCCATTCTTCAAGGAACCAATACATTGTTATGCGATGTAAAGTTTTTAAATAAATACGTTCTTTTGAAACTATGTGCCCTAGATAATACGCCTGGTGAAATGCCATATGTGCTTCCTTGTAATCTTCTACGATTTGCCGTATTAAGTTGCTGTTGCAGTCAAGGCTATCTTCTCTCACCCGGACTTGAAAAGTATACGGTGCCACGTTCCGAATAATATCCACATTTGCCTTTGCAATACTTTTTATCAGTCTTTCTAAGGAAATTGGTGTAATTCTTGGCAAGGCAATCAGTTTCATCATCACTTTTGCCCTGTGATCCTCAACGGTCTGAATTCCTCCTTTAATTTCCAGTAATTCATCCCATAATCTAAGGCCCCACGTAGCTGTCTGCGGATTAAACTGATTGGGCAGATCCTCCAATATTGCATGGATGATATTAAGTTCCTCACCTTTGGCATTGTTCTGAGCCAGATAATATTTGCTTTCCCGGTAATACCCTTCAACATATTTAAGCATTTCTTCAGAGCGGCTAATCTCCATTGAAATACACCTCCCCAGCTGACGGTTTTAAATGCGCCGGTACCTGCATATTGGTACTAGATTGATTAAGAAACACATTTCCGAAATCCTTTATGCCTGTTACATGCTTTATTGCATCCTCTACATAA